TCTTCTAGAGCAGCAAATAGACCTTCAGATCCAGTAATATTTGCACCACCGCCAAATCCAGCAGCAGCAGCAATATCACGTACATTACCTGCACCATCTGTTGATTTTTCTGCTTCAACCATAGCCATTTCAAGTTGATCTTCGAAACGGATACGTGCTTCGTGCTCAGACTTTAAATACCAAAGGTAACCAGAAGTCCCAGCTTCAGTAGTTACTTCTACCCAACCAATTTGAGCAACATCAGAACCATTTACATTATACTTGTCTCTAAGAATAATTGGTTTGTTGTTGAAAGTTGTGAAAGAAGCGTCAACTGAATTACCAGCTTGTGAAGTTCCTTTAGCATATTCAGAACCGTAAACAAATACTTTAACGTCGCCTCCAGTGATAGTTAATCCTGATGCGTCACCATAAGTATCTACAGTTACAGCTTGTCCGACTACGTCTTGTACATATGCTTTTTGAGTTGTGAAACCTTTAGATACAACAAGTGTCATTCCTTTTCCGATCAAGTGACCAGCGGGGAATGTCAAAGTTGTAGCATCAGCTACAGCAACGTCATCATAGGCAATGTGCAAACGCCCTTGCTCTGACCAAGTAATCACGTCAGAAGCCATAGGCATTTCAGCGCCTACCATACGTAAAAATCCAGAAATAGTACGATTTCCATATCGCTCTACTTCTTTTTCATAGACCTCAGGCAAGAATTGCTGCGTGAAATCTAGATCCGCGACAGAAAGGTAGTTGTCTCCAAATAGTCCTTTAACAGGTCGTGGGGTTAAATGTGCGAGAGCTGTTGGGCTCCCAGTAAAAGATCCAGCCATTTTATTAATTTTTAATGGTTAATTATTTTCGTTTTTTAACTCTAAAACTACTCGTGCTGGTTGCATCACTTGGCACCGCGCGTATCGTCCAACCGTTTTGTGTTGTCACTTTTTCATGTCCCCGTCTCGGTTCCATATCAACATTTTTAGTTCGTACCATACTATCTTTTATTGCATCGGCTTTGCCTTGCTCATAAAAGTGGTTTGCAATTGCATCAGCATTCATAGCTGTAAATAGCGACTTATGATAACCCTTAGCGTCAGCCATTTCATTTTTATCGTTCAAGAACTTCTTGACGAAATTATTAATGTTGCTTTGGGTTCTCTTTACGTCTTCAGTATTTTTAATTTTAAACCTATACTTTTTGTCTCCAACAGAATAATCAAAACCTTTGAAATCCTTATTAAAAACGTTTTCGGTTTCAGTTAAAAATATTTTCTTTTGCGATTCGGCTACTTTATTAGCTTCTTCGTTGTCTTTATTATAACGGTTAAAAAAATCAACCGCTTTTTGCTGATCAGCCGTTAAGTTAGATCCAGCTTTAATGTTTTCATAATATTGAGACTTTAATCCTTCTAAATGCTTTTTAGCTTTAGCAGCCTCTTCTTTAAAAGCAATTTTTGCTTTTCTTATATCTTTTGGTTCATCTAACTCTTCGTCGTACGAAAAGTCCTCCATAAGAATATCAATATCTTCTTTATCTAAATGCGGCTTTGTATTTTCGTAGTATTCACGAATTAATTGCACTTCATTTAATTTAGAATAATCAGTATTTAGCTTTACGTAATCTTCAAGGCTACCTCCTGTTTCATTCATAAAGTCTACAACTTTTTGAATATTTTCTGGCAGCGCTACACCTGTTTCGTTTGATTCAGCTACAGCTTCTTCAACAATTTCTTTTGTTTCTTCAACCGTAGGTGCAACCTCTTCTTCTTCTGTTACTTCTTCTAAAACTACTTCTTCTTCTTCGGTTTCCCGTACTTCTTCAACCACTCCCTCGCTGTCTGTCTTGTCTTCGGGTTCTCCGACAGCAACATCGCTGTCATCTGCGCTTTGCTCTTGAACGGCATCTTCTTGTGGTTTATTAAGTTTTCCTAAATCTAATTTAATCGTACCATCTTCGGCAACTGATGCGCCTGTATCTGGTTTTTCTTCAACTACTTCTGTTTCATTAGTAGTTTGTTCTTGCGTATCTTCTTGTACCTCAAGAACTTCTTCTTGGTTTTCTGACATGATAAAATATTATATAATTATACATTACTATTATTACTTAGGTTCAAAAGTACCTAAGTCAAATCCTCCTCCAATTATGTCGTTTCCGCTAGACTCAAAGGATTCTGCCTGCTTTTGGCTTTCTAGCGCACTTGTATTAGCGGCTTCCATATTCTTTAATTGAATATTGTAATTAAACTCTTCAGCCATTAATTGCTTCTTAGCTTCTACTTCAGCCTCTAGTTTTTGTAATTCAAGCTGCCCTTTTAATTGCTCTAATTCTGCTTTTTGGGCAGTTATAGCTTGTTGCTTTTGAATTTCCGCTTGTGCCGCAACCTGTTGGGCTTGCGCGTTTGCTTGTGCCTGCGCTTGAATATTTTGTTGTTGTATTGCTTGATCTCGCTCTTGTTTTTTCTTACGCTTTATTTTTAACAGCTGATTTGCAAGCTTTAAATTTTGCACTTCCCGAATATCAATAGCATCATCTAAATCAATTAGGCCCGCTGATAACGCTGTTTGAACATTGTTTTCCAACATCTGCTTTTCTTCCTCATCTGGCATAAGTGTAATAAATATGCCAAAGTCATATAAATGTAAATCTTGCATTTCGTCAAGAGTGGCAACATTATGTGCGCCAATTTTCTGTATAAACGCTTGCCTAGCTGGTGAATATTCAATAATATCAGATATTCTAAGCGACAAGCACTCTGCCAAATGAGCTGTTATATATAAGCCGCCCTGCATTATATGACGAGTAGCGGTATTAGAATTTGCTGCCGCTATTTTTTGAACACCCACAAGCGCCTTAGCGTCAGGCATACTACCATCTCTTGCTTCATTTAAACCGGTCACATCCCTTATCATTTGTAAATAATAATTGTATGTGCTAATTAATGATTGCAATTTATTGCCGCCTGATCCACTTGTTATTTCCTGTATAGGTACTTTGCCCGGGTTCATGTCGCCATCTTGTGTAAACGATCGCCCAATAACAGAACCTGTTTGGAAAAACATGTTTAACGCTTCTTGTGGATTATAGTTTGTGCCGTTTCCTAAATCAATTTCAGCTAAACCATCAGCGTCAAGATAAACACCGTCCGGCACCATACGAGACATAACTTGCTGTAGCTTTAAATGCGTTAGCTGTATCATATCCGCAAAGCCGGTTATTCTACTAACTAAAGACTCTACTTTGCCTTTATACATTCTAGGCGCATTAATACTATAAGTCATTAAAACTTTCGAGCTGTCACTTTTTGGTCGCATCATATTTTTTTGAAGCTCCCATTTAAGCAAATAATCTGTGCCTAGTATTAAAACACCTTCATACAACACCTCTAAAGATCTTGATAGCTTACCAAATTGCTGCTCTAGCACCTCAACCGGAGGATCAAATGTGTCATCTCTTAATAAAATTTTAGACGCGCCTGTTGCGGTTTCTTTAATTTTATATACTTCGTTCATGTATGTTTTGTAATTAAAATACAATACTTGAACTGTATTTGAATCCGTTTCGTTATAATTAGACAACGTCCTATCGTAAAAGCCGTTATTTTGATAGCCTTGTTTTGATATTTGTTCTAAATCCTCGTCTGTTAACTCTGGAAATTGTTTTTTGAGCTCGTTAATTGGCACGTCTTTTACTTCACCACAATAATAAATATCATCAAAATAAGGTGAATCAGTATATGACCAAACTAAATTAGCAGGGTCTACATAATCAATAACTATGCCCTCTGACTTTGTAAATCTATTTTTAACAGCGCCAATACCTATTGTAGTTAAATCATATATAACACGCTTTTTAGTTAAGTCATAATTATTACCCTCTAATAAAACGTTAATAGCTTGCTCTTCGGCTATTTCGACTGCTTGCTTATAGGTGAGCTGCATGTGGACATCTAGCTCTTCCTGCGTTTCTGGTAAAGTTTCTGGCGGATTTTCAAATAAGTTTACACCAAAGTTTTCTTTAGCAAACTCGTTCATTTCTTTAGTTTGTATATCTCTAACTATACTTTCTAAATATTCCGAACGTTTAGCAACACCATATGGGTCTTGTGAATACGCTTTAATATCAAAAGCTCTTTCTGATATACCATTTACAACTATATCTACAAACTTAGGTATAATTGGAACTGGCTTCCAGTCTATGTTTAAATACGATAAATCCCCATTAATAGATAATTCATCTTTATACTTTTGTATTGATTGCTCACCTCTAGCGTATAAGCGTAACCTGTGAAATGTGTTTTGATTACTTTTATATCTGTTAGTACCAGAGTCTGATTTAAACCATTCATCTTGAATAGCTCTGCCAACTCTTAAGCCATACTCAGGTGACATTTTCTCAGAGTCGCTGGCAACCTGGCTTGGAAAAAAACTATTTATAACTGACTCAGCCATACTTTATTTTATTATTTCCGATATTGAACCGGCGTTTTTATATTTTGCAATATGTAAATTTAACTTTGGTTTTTGCACATTTGGGTTTGGTCTGTATAGATGCCTATTACAGGCCATTATTGCTAACCCAGAGCTAATAGCCGCATCAAATTTTGTTCTTTTGTTTATATCAAATTTAGCCCAATCGTTTAAAGTGGAGTTAAAATACATTGTCCCGTATTGGCCATCGGCTTTTACACCAACATGATTTTGAATATAAGTCTCAATAGCAGCAGCGTGCGCTTGCTTTATGTCTTCTGACGAGTTTGGTATTCCGCCAATTTCTTTTTCAGCTACTGATAGCTTGTTATATATTTTATCAGGTCTATTCATTGAGTACCCACGGTAGCCTCTTCTTTTTAAATAATATAACAATCTTGGTTTATTATTTTCAGCTAGTATTGGCATTCCGTAAAACACTAATGCCATAAGAACATCCTCAAAAAACATTTCAGCTGTTTGCGGTCTAGCTATATATTCTAAGAAAAACGAATTAGGCGGCGCGTCCTCCATGCTAAATGTTGTAAGCCCATGCAATGCGCCTTTAGAGCCTCTACCATCTGTAGTTCCAGATATATCGTAACTATCACACCCAAAAGCACCAATGTGATCATTACCTGGATACCTTATACCATTTTTAATCACCTGTTTATTTTGTAAAGCAACTTTAGGAACCCAAGAAACTTTAAATCTACCATTTGGATTTGGCGAAAACATAACTTTACTATCCTTAACGCCGTGCTCCCAATTAAAGCTGCCAGTTGTAATAACCCCAGAGCTTTTTAAATCTTCGTTATAGTCTATTTGCTCGTATATTTTAACTAAGTTAAATATGCTGTTTTTAGTTTCATCTCTAAACGCGTGTTCTTCTGTGCGTGGAAACTGCCTGTAGAACTCATTTAAAGCGTCCTGGTCGCTTTTTAACCCTTCTACCTCATTATCCCAATGCTGAATCACGCCGACGTCAATAACGTCCCCGTGAGGCCCAACACAATCTTCCTGTGGTGTGTCGAATACAGGCATGCCGTAAGAATCAATGAATCCCTCGTAATTCCATTCCATAGGTATGAACAGAGAATATAATCCTGACTTAGTCTGTCCATTGCGGTTTCGTTTTGTAACGTCCGAGTCATAGTATAACTTTTTAAAGTTTTCACCACCTTTGTCTAATGCGTTTGATGTTGATCCCATCATGCATTTCCCTATAACCCTACTACCTAATCTTAGTGTAGTTTTTGTTACACGCCAGTTATTTAATATGTTATCTGGCTTTTCCCATTTGCCACTTTCATCGTGAACTAACAGTTTTAATTTTTCACCGTCATAACTGTTGTCGCCTGTGTTTTTCCAGTCGATAGTTGTGTCTAATCCCTCTAACAACTCTTGATCCTGTTTGTTTTGTATAGACTTTCTTGTTAACCTTGAAGCCGGTATTCTATACGCCAATTCTGTTTTTGGCCGATCCATACCATCTTGTATGGGTTTAAAGAAAAACGGATAGTTTACAGATATTGGTACTACCTTGTCGGTAAACATTTTTTTAGCGTCAGCACCGGACTTTGATAGTATTCCGAATCGCGCATCGCTTGATATTGTGGCCATGTTAACGGTCTCGCCACTTGCCATGAATGAAAATCCTGAACGTCTATTTTTGAGGTAGCACATACCGTAGCATCTCTGGTCTGCTTTGCAAGCTTCCCAAAAGATGAAGAATAATCTGTTGGCCTCCCTAAATTCTGGGTGCCCAACGTCAATCTTAGACCATTGCAAGTACATAAAGTGAGTGCCAGTAACGTAAGTGCCCACACCCTTATTATTGAACCAATGGCCTTCTTCGCGGCGTCTGAACTGTTCATCTATATATGGTTCCCATTTTTCTTTAAAGTCATCGGGATAATCTCGCCAATCAAAAACGCTTTGTATGCGCTTTAACTCTTTTGGCAACTCCTCAACAACCCATTTGTCATTTGATTTATCTATTTTAGCAGGAGCTTTAGGTAATGCGATTTTTAGATTTTGTATTTCATACACTTCGCCTATTTGTCCGGTTTTGCTTATAACAACAACATCGTGTTCCTTGTTATAACCGTAGCTCCATTTTCTGCTTTTATTTAACCTGGATATTGTGGTTTTCTTTATGGGTGTTATTACGCTATATAAAGTTTGCTCGTACATTACTTAGATCGTCTTTCTGCAAAGCCCGAAAAAGCTTTTTTCTTTTCTTCGGTTACAGGTTTATTTTCAAGTATAGCCTCCTCT